ACATTTGATCCCACTGAGTAGCAATCCAATGTCGGCCCACATCGAACCAGTGAGCAATGTTATGAAGCCATCCGGAGATAAGCTGTTCGAGATGACGCTGGGCTCGGATAGCCCGGCCTATAGTATCCTGCCACATCTGATCCCATTGTGCTGCAACCCAATGACGTACCAAATCGAATATATGAGCAATATCATGCATAGCTGGCATGAAATGAAGTTCAATATAGTCTACAAAATTGGTAAGGGCAGCGAGGCCAGTAATAAACAAAATTACGACTTGGAACAGGAAGTTCAGGAAGTCAGCAAATGCTTTGGGATTCTTAGCTACCGCCTCTGCCATACGCTTAATAGCATCAGCGAACGAATCCATAATACCTTTAATGTCAGGGGTGAAAGCCTTGAGTATGTCAGCGAATGCTGTCGCTACCGCCGTAATGGAAGACTGAACCTGAGGGTCCTTGAAGGCATTCAGGATAGCATCAACAAATATCTGGAATGGACCTGCAATGATTTTCATCGCGTCAGAAAATACGGGGGCCATTACCTTCAGCACTTTGCCGGCAGTATTGAATATGTTTGTCAAGACTGGGACAAATGCCTGGCCAACTTGCTGCATAAATGTTTTGAATGTATCCTGCAGACCTTGCCAAGCCTTCTGCATATCCTGAACACGTTTTGTCTGCTGGGCCTGCTTACTCTGATCCTGCAGCTTATTGTACCGATCTTGAGCGCTAGCAACAGAGCCCATAGCCCCAGCGACACTAGCCTGGGCAGAAGATAGCTGAGCCGCAGTTGCATTACCGCTTTGCTGGAGAGCACTTAGCCTTTGCTGCGCAGCTTGTAGTCTAAGTTGCGAAGCGATTACGCGATCGTGAGCCGCGCTCATCTGCTGACTAGAGACTTGCGCAGACTTACCGACATTTCCCATAAGAGCACCGGCAATACCAATACCAGCTAGACCAGTTCCCAAACCGCCTACGAGAAAGCCACTAATCTGCTGCGCGATGAACGGCAACGCAAGAGCCCCTATAATTCCGGCTGGAACTCCAACTGCCGGAGGGACAGCACCTACAGAACCTGCCGTACCACCGGGAAGCGACCTGATCAGGGCGTTAATACCGCCAATGAATCCTCCACCAGCAGCCCCACCTCTACCCCTGCCACCTCCTCCGGGAGTGAGAAGCCTAATCAGGTCATCAATTGTATTCTTGCCACCTCCGCCTCCAGTCTGAGCAGCCGTAATCAACTTAAAGGCAGCGGCAGCCCTAAGCAGAGAAGTCCTGTCAATATCAGCCTTAATCTTAATCGTAAATGCGTCCCTAAGAACGAAATTGATCTTCCCACGAATAGAAGCGAGACTCTTGTCATCTATGTTAACCTTTATATTCTTTGGATCCTTCAAAGTCAAGGCAAAAGCTTTGTTGAATGCACTACCATATATCTTACCCAGCTCAGCGCCCGATACTGTAGCAGCACTCCTAGCCTTAATAGTTGCCTTTGCTACGGCCGTACCAATATCTAGGTTATCCGTCAGGCCACGCGTGATTTCCTTACCGAGCGTATCCCCCGTACTCTTGGCCGCAGGTTTCGCCTCGATGCCGGCCTTGGTAACCATACTGCCCAATTTCATTTCGGACAGCATACCCTTGGCGATCTCCTTGCCCATCTCCCGGCCGATACGATTGGCAGCAGGTACTAGCTCCGCGCGGAGTTTGTCGTTAAAAATCCACGTAGATCGGGCACAACGCCAACGGACACACTACCAACCCAGATCTCACCAGCCATCTCGCATCACCTCCCCTTACCCATCATCCTGTCGAGGAATGCCTGTGCCTCTTCCTCGCTCATCCCGCGCAGGCGCGGGTCAATTTTCTGGGCTGCCGAGAGCGACATGATCTTACCGCGACGGCCGGTAATGCCCGGACGCCGGATAGGCTCAGGCTTCGGTACGTTCCCATCGGAATGCACAGATGCGTACATCCAGTTTGCGTACCGGATCTCATCTATGAGAGAAGCCAGCATAGACTCGATAGTGCTCCACTGTGCGCGGGCGGGGTCGGACTGATACTGGGCCTTGGCAAGTTCAGAATCTGACTTGTCATTCCGTATCGCAGTAGACATAGCGCTCTCCGACGGAAGATGATTGAGCAGGACAAGCAGCCTACGCCAGCTCAGGCTCCCACCTGGCCTAAACAGGTCGCGGAAGTCTATGCCGTAATAGAGCTGTAGATCTGCTTCTATCTCTTCCGGGTAGTTCGCCGTGACCCAGCACGCCTCCGAGATTTTCCCATGTTCATACGGGCGTTACGTCCGCATTCCATGAACACAGCCTCTACTTGGTAGTTGTGCAGCTCGGCGTCGATCCAGATCTGGTATTCGTCCCGATCATCGATAACCTCGCGGGCCCAGGTATCCCAGTCGCCGCTAGTAGCTGCCTGCATAGCTACGGTAGACCAGTCTCCGGCGTGAGAGATATGGATTACCTTACCGTCTAGCCTAACGGTAGTAGCGTCCCCTAGTGCTTCCCGGCGTAGCTGCTCATCTACCGCGTCGAGGTCTAGGTCAACTTCTATGTCGTCCTCTTCCGGATCCATCGGGACTACGTTGTCTTGCGGTTCTAGCGCGTCAGCAGCCATGACCGTCTCTCTCCTCGGAACTGGACTCACGTGAAGTAGGAAGTCATGGCCTTGCCGTAATTGACGGCCCTCTGGGCCACTGCAGACGTGTTTGCACCGATTGTGCCAGGGTAGAACGTGAACGTCAGGTCCGAGGAGATGATGTCCCCTTGCTGAGCCTGACGGTTACCCCGCGCGGTAACCTTGGCGAACGGAGCATAGAGCCGTTCTTGCTTGGTACCGTCGATGCTGTCGAAGATCAGGCCATACCTGTTGTCGGCAGGCGGGTCCGGAATGATGTAGACAGCAGAGTTGATCGGGAGAGCCGTTGTGCCAGTCGTGGTCGCCTTGAGAGGTGAGCTGGCGACTGGGAAGATGGGCACGTCGTCGTACAGGGATAGGACATACGGATTCATGCCCTCCAGGAACGTAACCTGGCACGTCTTGGTACCGCCGGTCAGGATGGTACGGATCGGAGTCAGGACACCAGCCGCAGGCTGATCCTTGACTGTCTCGTCGAGCTTGAAGATGTAGCCGGACACGTCGACCCATCCCAGGCACTTGTATGTTGCGGCCGCCAGGGTAGTCGGGTCCTCGAATCCAAGCGGCGGGCCGACGTTCGGCAGGCCAGCCCAGCACACGACGTCACCGGCCGCGTAGAGAAGAGTATTGTCCTTGTACGGACCAGTTGCCGGGGGAGTGAGACCGAGCTGAGTTGGATCGTCGGTCAGGACTTGCGGGTTACGATCTTGCGTAGTTTCTTGTGCCATGATCTCTCCTACGGGTGTATACGGACTAGGTACGTTGCGTTGTAACGTACCAGCTTGGGATTTACCTCATTTACTTGTTTAGGGCCGCTAATGACAGTAGTATGCTGTATCACTCCGTTCGTCACTATAGCGCTCATCAGGGACTGCATGTCTGCCTGTATGTCCCGCGCTGCGATTGAAACATCCATATGGGTAGAGACTCCAACCTGCCCCCATACGTCAATATCTACGACCGGATGATCTACCCAGATATGAAGTCCCATAGAACCGGATACCCGCCTTATCCGCGCGGTAATCATGGTAAGATCGCCAGCCGGCATAGACGTCACAAATCTGATGTTAGGCTCCATAGGCACCAAAGCATACATAAGTGCCGACTCAACATCGGGCATACGGGTAATGATAGCCTGAGTCATATCCCATACCTCCCGTCGGTAGCCGCGCGGAGCAGGACATGATACGGTTCCCGTCCCCGGTGCCCGTACTCAACGTAAACCGCCTCTGGCGAATCGTTATACACAATCGCCTCCGCGCGGTCATTAGTTGCTCCTCCAAACCTATGAGACTCGACATGGAATGATGCTATATAACGGCCTGGATGCTCATCCATAACAGGATCACCAACAGGGGAGTAAGCGATAGCCCGGTACATGATCTGCTCAGCTACGTGCTCGACCAAATTGATCATCCCCATGGAATTGAGGAATCTTCTCATGCCTTCGTGATCAGGATCATAACTCACGGCGATGATCCCTTCCCCAGAGTACCGGTAACCCGGATCGGAGCTGTATGCCCAGAGAATGGAGACACCCAGTTAGCGGGATCGGCATTTACCTCATACTCCACCCCGTTCACGATCATAGCATCAAGATACCCTATGTCGGTACCGTAAGGTACATATACCGTAATCCCAGTAACAACCTGTTCATTAAAATCAATGGCCTCTCGGCTAGACGTTTGCTGTATGGAGCACGGACCAACTTGTGATGTAGTAAATGAGTAAACGTCGTTGCCGAATTCATCTATCCCGGAAACGTATCGGTGCTTGACCGTTACCATTTCCCCATACGGTAGGCCTGGATACGACATAATTGCATCACCATAAGTGTCTCACCGCAATAGTACCCTGCCCAATGCGGAAGTCCTTGGTCAATTCCATCATCCCGAAATCCCGTAGAGCCGCAAAGATACCGGCCATAGCCCCACCCGACGCCGCACCACCATACCCACGCCGCATACTGTAGCTGTATGCGCCGATAGAC